TGATGCGATCATTAGGAAAGAGTTGAGATTCAATCACTTGTTTGTGGTCCTCTGATTCTCCATGCGCAAGTTCAGTCCAGGAGTCAACATCTTCCATAGGACCGTGACCAAGCCAGGAAGGATCTGTGATCTCGCGGTCAACCGGCGCAGGGACATCGTGAGGTGACATTTGTCCCAAGGTTGGCACTGAACCGCGGCTTACAATATAGTTCTTCGCCTGGAATATCGAATAGCGATTGCGCTCAACAAAGAGTGCAGTGACCGCAAGGAAAGCAAGGATTCCAGTCATACTTCCTAGGCGAATCGCATAGAGTAGAAATCCTAGAAGGACTAAGCGACCCACGAGTGAGTCGACAAATGACCTGACAGGAGCTGAAGGAAAGAAGGCTGCCAGCAGAAAAATGACTACACTGACTCCTGAAACGATTGACGGTTTGTTGACCATTCTAAACAAGCATGTGTAAATTTGATGATTGACTTCTGCTGAACTTAATAGTAGTAAATGAATCCGCAAACGCTTGACCCGCAACAACTTGACCGAGTGATCACATGTCGGGGATATGCTGTAAAGAAAACCAGTATTGAGTCGAAAGAACTTGAAGAGATTCGAAAGGAACTCACAGTTGCTCCGATTGTCAATGATAAATTCGGAAAGGGCGGAGAGTCCTTTCCCATTTTCTCCGAATCGGCGACTCGAATCTATATGCCACGTGCATGGGCCATGCGGCGATTTGGTATTCCGCAGGCAAATATTGTATCGGAGGGTGAGCGTTTACCGGCTCATATAACTTTCGGTGGTAAACCATTCGACTATCAAATTAATATCATCAATAAATTCATTGATGCGGGCGCAAATGGACTCATTTGTGTACCGTGTGGAAAAGGTAAAACATTCATGGCACTTGCGATTGCTGCTCGACTCGGTCGCCGATTCTGTATTGTTGTAGATAAGGAGTTTCTCTTGAATCAATGGAAGGGCGAAATTGAGACATTCTTTCCTGGACTCACTGTGGGCATTTACCAGGGTGATAAGAAGCAGACAGGTTCTGAAGTGATCTATCAGAAGGAGGCAACGGCCACTGAGCTCAAGGAGCGCTGTCGCCTTGAAGGGCTCAAACTCGGCGGATCCAAAGACGAACTACTCAAGCGCTTGGCAGCTGCGGGAATTGATATGACGCCAAAGTCGCGCACAATTACGTATGATGTGACAATCTGTATGATTCAAACTATTGTACAGCGTGATATGGCAGATGATTCCTTCAAATCCTACGGATTTACAATCTTTGATGAATGTCATCATCTCGGTGCAGCCCATTTTAGCCGGGTGCTTGCAAAAATTCAGACTCGTTGGATGCTTGGACTCTCAGCCACACCTACACGCGACGATGGTCTGACCAAAGTCTTTGAATGGTATTTGGGTGAACCCGTGTATTGGGAGAAGATTCGTGAAGCCGATGAAACGGTTGCAGTTTATACGATTTCATGCGCCTATACGGATCCGGCCTATGCTGAGGAACCAGTGGATTGGAAGGGTGATGTTGTGATGGCCCGTATGCTCGGAAAGGTCGTCGACTATATGCCGAGGACTGAACGCATTGCGGAGCTTTTGAAAAAGTGGTTGGCGGAATCTGTGGAACGCCGTATTCTGATTCTGAGTGAACGCAAAGAGCATTTGCGCAGATTTGAAGAACTTCTGGAAGTCACCAAGGTTCCAATTGGATATTATATTGGCGGAATGACCGATGAAGCCCGAGAGGAATCCGCAACCAAGTGTCGAGTCATTCTGGCCACGTATGCAATGGCGTCCGAGGCTATGAATATTAAAACTCTCAATGCGGTCGCCTTAGTGAGCCCTCGTAAAAAGGTTGAGCAGAGTACGGGGCGCATTCTGAGGATTCGTCCTGATCAAAGAAATCTAGAACATCGTATTCTGGATGTCATTGACCAACATTCAATGTATTTGGGACAATGGAGAAAGAGGTTAACCTATTATAAACAGTGTGGCTACAAACTCTTCCGTCTAGGTGAAGATGATGCAGTCACCGTAATGGAATCGCAGGGTCCTAAGAAGACACTTGACCTTAGCGTCTGCCAGATGAGCGACTAGACTTACGACTCTTACGGGCCTTGCGACTTTTACGAGCACGGCGCTTGCGGCTGCCACCCGTCTTCAAGCAGGCCGGGTTCATCATGCGCGCATTGTACGGAATCTGGAGTTGAACCGGCGCACCTACAGAGTCAGTCCATGTGCTGGGCTTATTATCATAGCCAGCCGTCGGCGCAACATACGCCTCACTGACTGCTGCCTGTCCAAGAGGTGAATAGCCACCGGTTTGTCCAAAGGCCTTTGCGATGGATTCACCTAGGCCCGCTGAACTGACCGCGCCAGGTGTCGGATTCGGGGCAGTGTGTGTGGGGTTGAACGGATTCTGAAGGTTAGCCTGGCAACCGATCTTTACGACTTCAGGATATCCGCCTTGTGCTAGCGCAGCACCATTGGGCGCAGGCATCGTGGTCATGTCAAATCCGTAGCGACCACCCGCCTGCTTGTAGTTACGGCGCTTCGGGCCACGACGTCCACCCCTCATGCCCATGCCCGGAAGACCCGTGGCCGGCGGAGGTGTAATGGCATAACTCGGTGTCACCGCATGACAGTTTCCAATAGCATTTACTGAAGCGGCATAGTTATTCACAGTCGGGAGACCAGGCAGAATAGGTCCACCAATTGAATATCCCGCACCCACATTTCCACCGACCTGTCTACGAGAGCAGCCAGTGCGAGTGCGCTTTTTATTTCTGCGTGTTCTATCCACAGCCATTCTACTTGAGCCGTCTTTTTTATTCAGTAACCTCCTCTGAAGCTTTTACAACCGGCTTCGCCTGGCCAAATCGCGCCGTCGGTGAACGCGGTGTGGCGGAACTTACAAGTGTTACAATACGGAAACGCTCAAACTCCTGATTCCACGCCACTTCAACATAGACCTTCTCCTTCGCAATCCGTTCGCGAATTGTACGACTCAGAGCAAGTTCCTGAACAGCCGCACGACCTACACAGAAATCCTCGGCAGACCAGAGTTCATAGACATCGGGAAGGCCAGAAACTGCACGTAATTCACCTACAAGTGAGGAGGCTACACCTCCAGCAGCCTTAATACGAAAGCGTCTGCGGTCGGGTAGTTCAGGACAGAGATCAATGGCAGACCAACTCAGTTCGTCCGCAATCTCTTTGACATACTCAAGGGGCTTGTAGTTTGCGATACGAATGGTAAGACCACCCGCACACCGAGCATCAGGCATCCAGTGATGGTCGAGAAACTGCTTCAGTAGCGCCCTCCGCTCCGTAAATGTCTTTGAAGCGTGAATTGACTGTGAATTCCAGGCAAGAACATCTTCTAGCCAGAGGAACCCATCCGATTTATCGAGCGAAACGGCAAAAATCGCTGTCTGTGCGTGCATTGTGCTACTGAGACGCATTCGAACAATAAGTGACCTACGCAGGCTCTCATGCATATAAATAGGTGTATGATTGGGACTGAAAACAAGAAAACCACTTTCTACGGGATTTGTATGAACAAGAGCATAAAAGACTCCCCTTGACAAAGGAGCTAGTGCCTTTTCACCTTGAAACGGCTGATAGATTCGTAGGCCTTGTAGACAGTTGTTCACGAGTTTCTGAAGAGCCTCGTGAGCAGCTGGTTTGGGATGTTGATACTGAACCCCCTGAGCGGGGCGATAACTTGAGCGGATACTAGGGCTGGCGTCCATATGTTCTATATATAGTTTGGCATGATTCTTAAGACCACTAAAACGCTGAAAAGTTTGTAGGAACATCTGTATCATTAGCAAAGACACCACCAGGGATAAATTCACCACCATTCTGTGCACCCTCTATGGAGAATTCCTGCACATTCGGCTGATTTGACAAAATCCTTGACATCGCTCCACTCGCTGAGCCAATATCTGTAATAGTCGGTAAGGGAGCAGGTCCAAACATGCGCTCAGGAGATCGTGCATCATCTTTAAAGTTGCTGACCTGTTCACTTTGTGCATAAGGGTCTCTATCAACGGGGCCAGGTAGAACTACCGGAGGTGTAGAGTCAGGAGGTGCACGCATTGCGGGTGAATTCGGTCCAGCAGAAGCTACCTGGCGGGGAGGGAGGGGTTGGGTGGGCTGAACAATATCCGCTTCAAGTTCAGCAGGCGTACTTGAGGCAAATGCCTCACCATTTCTAAAATACATCAGGTAGGCAACAAACAGAATGACGGCCAGCGATAGAACAAGAACGATCTTCGCTTTCATCTGGCGCAAGATGGGAAAAAAGGTGTGGCGCGAACGTAGAGACTTGGCGGGGGCTAAACAAAAATCTCCTAGCCTAGTAGAAATGTCATTATTGGTTGTCCCCCCTGTTGTTCAAAGTACTGCGGTTAGTCATGAATTTGGCATGCTACAGGCTCTCGCTTCGCATTACCTTGCGGGTAAGGCCCTGAGTGCGCCCGTCCTGATGTCCCTTGCCGCCGCCCTTTCGGCCGAGGTAAATTCGGTAAAGACTCTTTCAGGTCCTGAGAAGAAGCAACTGGTGTGTGATATTGTTGTCCAGGCACTACAAACTGCTCTAACGGCATCCAAGGTTGGCCTAGGATCACCGGCTGTTGCGACGGAGGAGGAGGTAGCCTTGATTTACGTTGCGAAGAATGTGATCCCTGCCTCTGTTGACCTGTTAATTTCGGCTGCGAATGGTCAACTAAATCTGAAGAAGGTTGCAAAGGCTGGCTGGGCTGATTGTATGTCTTGTTTACCTGTAGTTGCGCAGCAACTCCGCGGCCCTGCGTGGGATGTTGCTGAGAAGTTTGTAAAGGCTGCTGAGAAGTCTGTTGCCGCGGGTGGTTCTGTAAAGGACGTCGTTGCTGCGGGTGTTGTGGCTGCAGAGGCTGCTGTTGCCGTTGAGGTGAAGGAGATTGTTGCTGAGGTGGCTGCAACGGCTGCTGTAGTGCCTGCGGCAGCGGCTGTTGTACCTGCTGCAGAGGCTTCTCCTGCCACGACCACTCCTTCATCATAAGAATTCCATTGTCTAAACTATACTTAAATTCCTCGACACCAAATGAATCCCGAGGAAGCCGCGGAACTGTGTGAGGCATAAGCCACTCTTCCCACTCCGCATCAGAGAGTTTTCTCCGTTTAATCACATCATAACTTGTCCATGAATTGTTAAGAATTTCTGCAATCCATGAACCAGCATCGTATCGCAGACCTTTTAGGGGTAGTGCGGTCACGGCCACCGCAGATTTCCAAGTGCGTACAATCATCCTATAGTAAATTTGATTTCGCTATTTAAGCACTCTTCGATACAAAAAGAGAGATATGCCAATGACTGCTCAAATCCTACTACTTACAAGTACGGGTGACATGAAAAGTGGAAAACTCACAATTAAGAGTGAAACCACCGGTTGCCAACTTTCAGATATTCAGACTTATCTGAAGAAGAAGAAGGCACCGACACAGATTGGTACCTATGCATGGAAGTCAAATACACTCTTTCTCTTCGGATATACGGATGGAAAGGCAGGTACTGAAAATAAGCATGAACTACCACCTCCGCATGATACTCAACTTGTGTTCGGTGATATTGTTGTTCTACTGTCAAAGGACAAGCGCTCCTTTGCAAAGCCCCTGCCAATTAAGCAGGATGACTATGAAACCTTCTATACTCATGTCTTCGAAGGGTTTGAATCACTCGATGAAGAGGAGGCTGAGGTCGAGGTTGAAGAGGAGGAGATTATCCAGGATGAACTTGCCGATGAGGCTCATGTAGATGATGAATCGGTTGCGGATGATCTAGAAGATGAATATGAGGAGGAGGGTGAAGAGGCAGAGGGCGCCGAAGGTGCTGAAGCAACCGAGGATGCACCTGTAATTGATACAGAGGAGGCAGTTGTCATTGCTCCGACTCCAAAGCCAAAGCGTGCTAAGGCTACAAAGGCTAGTTTGGCTCGCAGCAAGGAATTACAGTTGTCTCTTCTATCTCAAGGTGTTGAACTCACTGAATCAGATGTAGATACAATTACTCCCAATAGAACAAAGATTATCAATGCAATTACCGAGTCAATGAGTACTCTTCTATCTGAAGAAGAAATCAAGAATTTGGAGGTTGCAATCTTCCTTTCAACACTTCATGCAGCCGAAAAGCGTCATATCGCCAAGGTCTGGACCTACCCCCTCTTTACTCAACTCTATTCTTCGATTGCCCGCACAGTTGTTGGAAATCTGAATCCGAACACATATATTCAGAATAAGAATCTCTTCAAGCGATTTGAGGATGGTGAACTCAGTCTAGAAGAGATTGCAAGTTTTGGACACACTGATCTGTATCCTGAAATCTGGAAGGATTCTCTAATCCGGCAATTTGAACGCGAGAAGCGTCAACTGGAGGGCAATCGTTCGATGGCAACGGATCAGTTTCTCTGTAAGGGTTGTAAGAAGCGTGAGTGCACTTATTATGAACTTCAGACGCGCTCTGCGGATGAACCGATGACCATCTTCATCCAGTGTCTAAACTGCGGAAAGAGGTGGAGGCAATAATTCCGGTTCTATACAAATGGCTAGCCCGCTTGATACAGTTCAGTCTGTGAATACTCTTCCTGCTGAACAAGTTGCAATTTCAGATTCAAATCCATATGCACAGCATATCAAGTCCGTAAAGACTACCGCTGGGGAGGAGATGCCTTTTCTCAAGGATCTCTGGTCCTTCTTCAGTTCAAAGGGTGTGAAGACAAATTTTTTCAGTGTCAATCCTGATGCATCTTTTGGACTTGATTTGGATATTTGTGAAAGTCTAGGTTGCCCCATCCGTGTTCTGACGAATAGTGCAGCCATTGAGACGAAGTGGTCTATTATCGCCGCCACAATCAAGGCGCGTGCAATTGCCCCTGAGAATGCGGACCAGGCCTGGCTCGAGGGTATTCAGAAGCGCTGGATTCTGCCGCGCAATCTAATTATCAAGCGTACTGACTTTCAGTGGTCAACTCTTGCAACGGAGGCCGCAGCCCTTGAAGGCAATCGCGTTGATATGCTAAAGATTGAGGGTTCTCAGGAAGAGGAGCGCTCCTTCCTCTACAGTCTAACGGATGGTGGATTCCGTCCTGGTGTTGTACTTGTACGCTATACATATGACCCTGATGAAAATGTTCCCAGTATGCTTGTTGCTGGCCATCTACAGATGATAGGATATCGTCTAGTTGAGTGTAAGGGACCCTGGTTTCTCTATCTATTTGAAGATACCTGCTTCTATGATTCATGTTCCTGGCGCACAACAACGTGCCAGAACCCGCTTTCAAAGTATATTGCAGGCATGGCATTCGTAGAGGGTCTTAAATATGTCGAAGGGAGGACAGCGGCATCCGTTCCAAGCACTGTAAATGCTGCGCCTGTGGAAACACCTTCCCAATAAAAAAAGTAAATAAATAGATGGAGGTGGCTACCCTCTCTGTTCTTATGGAACAGAGACTTCTAAAAATTCAAATTCAAAAGAGTTTGCGCGGACGCCGTGCGTGTACGGAAACACTTCTAGCAAGAAAACGAAATATACTCTCTGAAAAGAGAGGGTGTCGTCATGGTACGAACTACACGCAAAAATTTCATAAAACGGCATCGAGCCCGTGCGCAGACAGTAAAGAAGCGCCAGGGAGCCCTACCAGCAACTCCTCAAGTACCCTCTCCATTGACTTCGAAGAAACCCGGCCGTGATTTCTTTGAATATGTTAATGGAACATGGTTGCAAAAGACTAAAATACCTGAAAATTCATCTTCATTCGGAATCAGTGAAGAACTAGATGATGCAATTGAGAAACAGATTGAAAAAATATTGAACAAATCGATTCAATTTGCCAAAATTGGTGAAAAGCCTCGTGGTACGCATGAAATCTCTATGGATTTGGTCGGCCGTCTAGGGCTAAGTGCGCTTCGCCCCCGCGTTCAGGGAGAAAATATTACTTATCTCAAAAAACTCTGTAAGGAGTTCGGATGTATTCGTGATTTGAATGATATATCAAAAACTTTTTCTGATTTTGCACGGTGTCGCATTACTTCACTTTTTTCAGTGACAACATATTATGAATCTGGTAAGAAACCAGTAGCAAAGCCCTATCTCTGCTTAGGTGGACTCGGTTTACCAAATGCCTCCTATTATCTAAAAGATGCACCCGAAAAATCAAAGATTCTTTTGCACTATGGAAAACTACTCGACCGACTTGCTAAAGAACTTGAAACTGAAAAATTATCAAGTATTATTCCTTTGGAAACATTTATTGCAGAAAGGGTCGGTGGCAATGAACTTATTATAAAAGGTAGCGAATTATCTGAACTCTGTCCAAGTATACATTGGGATATTTTCTGGACAAATTTAGAAATTCTTGAATGGAAAGAACTTGAAATTAAAATAGAATCGAGAGAATGGCTAAAACAAATAAATAATGCAATTAAAAAATTCTCGATTGATGAATGGAAAACTCTCTTTACAGCACATGCAATTCTTCATAGTATACGTATTCTACCGCATCCATTTGATAAATTATATTTTGATTTTTATGAAAAACGGTTGCGCGGTCAAAAGAGACCTCCAACGCGACTTGAACTTACAATTGATTTATTAAAAGAATGGGCACCCAATTCAATTTCCTATTTATACGCGGAACTCTATATACCTGCATCACTAAAATCAGAAATTCACACATTTGTCAAAGCAATTCAAGCCGCCGCAGTAGACCGTATACAAAAATCAGATTGGATGTCCCCAGCTACAAAGAAAAAGGCAGTTGAAAAAGTGGAGGCACTTCGTCTTAATATTGGATCACCTGATTCCTTTCCACTCCTTCCTAAAGTCAATTTACAAACAGATACACTTCTACAAAATATTTTACTACTTGGCGAAGAATACACACTTCTTGATATGCAAATGATTGGAAAAGAGGTTAATGTTGATAATTATTGGGATGATGTAGTCTATTCTACAAATGCTCACTATTATACGGAAACAAACCAGATGATTCTTCCTGCTGGTTCATTTACATGGCCTTTTTATCATAAGGCGGCTCCTCTTGGATGGAATTATGGCGGCCTTGGTGCGGTAATAAGCCATGAAATGACCCATGCATTTGATATGGATGGTATGACATATACTGCAAGCGGGGAAAAGAAGAATTGGTGGACAACAGTTGATCTTAAAAAATACAAGAAAATTGCAGCGCTTCTTGTAGATCGTTTTAGTGAAGCTAAAGTTCTAGGACATCCTGTAAATGGTTCACTTACACTAGATGAAAATATCAGTGATCTAGGGGGAGTTGCAATTGCTCTTGATGCACTTAAATTGGATCTCATTCAACGAAAGGTGAACTTTGGAGAAGAAATGAAGGCGTATCAAAACTTTTTTATTGCATATGCGGTCAGTTGGCGTGTGAAGGATAGTCCAGAGAGAGCCTTACAAAGACTTTTTATGGATCGGCATGCGCCCACTCCTCTACGTGTAAATTATGTTGTCAATCAATTTGATGAATGGTATGAGACATTTAATATTCAAGTGGCCGATGAACTCTATCTGCCTCCAGAAGAGCGTATTCGGATTTTTTAAAGCCCATTCCATTGGGGTGGAAAAAGATCAAAAATTTCAGAAAATATCCAGCGTTTTGGATAAATGACAGTCTCTGCATTAAAAATTGCACCCCACCAACTAAATGTACTATTTGCTATAATGGCTCCCGCCTTTATAAGAGACATTAGTGCAAGTGCATCAAGTTCATTTGGCTCATCTACTAGTGTTGCGCCAGGAATTGCCATAAGCCATTCTTGTTCACAACACCACTTAATATCATCTGAAAGAATGAAACTATGGGGTGGTTGATACCCAAGTTTCTCTGTGATGAGTTTATATGAAGTTTCGTAGTAGTCGCGTCCCTGTAAATAATGAACATTTGGATTATCAAGATAATCTCCGCGACGAACATGAATAAAAATATCTGTAGGACCAACCCTATACTTTAGAAGAACTGCCGAGCGTCGCTCAGAAAGTTTACGGAAGAGACTTTCACACACTACAGGAATTATATTCTTAATTGCTGGATAATATTGAAAATAACCTAAAAGTACGGACTGCCGTGGAACTTCTTCTGGTGTCCATGGATGAAATGCCATGCGTGTGAACATTGTAAATCCTGGAATTGTTAAGATATTTCTTCCTAAATATTCAGATTCCGATCCATATTCAAAAAGGGCGGCATAGTTATTTTGCAAAGTATTATGATTATTCATAAGTTCTTTACTCAAATATAACGGACAATGGTGTCTAATCGCAACAGTCAGTGCTGCTGCATATTGAAAGAGTTGATTTCCTAATCCACCCCAGCGCTCTACAAAAATAAAATCCATTAGTTCTTTTTAACAAAGTGTCTTTATATGCGCTAGGGCTGCCATATATCTAGACACATCAACTTTCAAATCTTCAAATCCATCTGTTTCACCATCAGGTATAGGTTCAGCACCATTATACATATAATGACGGAGTCCACACTGTATTGATAAATTTACATAGTGATTTTTATCAGGTGTCTTGCCGTGATTTATTTCACAGATAAGTGTATTCGGTGCACAAAAAATAATATGAGCCAATCCTGCTCCATGTCCACCTGTAATAATCTGAGATGTAGCAAATAGCCGCACTTGCTGTTCAAATGTCAAATCTTCAAGATGATATATACTGAATCCGAGATTTTTCAATGGCTCGTAGAGTTCCATCTCATTGACAATTCGACGCGCCTTCTTTTTTCCCTGTTTTCTTGAAATAAAAGAGAATTTACCTTTTTCTTGGCTACACCCCTCCCAAATATGTTTGTATAGATTACGCACATAATTCGGCATCCATGGCTCATCTATCATATCAGGATACCAATTACATCCAGGCATCTCTACATATTCATATTCTTCGCGCTTTACTGTTTCACGTTGAAATCGCGGTGGTAGTGCAGCCAATGCGGCCTCTGCAAAATAACTTTTATTGTGACTTACATAATAATATGGAATAACAGTATCTCCGTGATCAAAATAATAAAAACGCGAAATCATATAAAAATATAAATGATACGGATTTTCATCCACTGCATCTCCAAGTTCAATCCGTTTGGGTAAATCTGTCTCGTAAGTTATTTCATGAAGATAATTTTTTTGAATATTTGAGCGAATAAAATTTAATGCATGCGGATCATTGTAGACCTGGCGTACATCGAATAGTTTTACCAGATCCTTTTTTAAAAAAGAAAAGCAACTATCCATTACTCTTCTTTTTTCAAGTATGCTCTAAGCCTCCCTTACAGAATCAGTAGATCTGCAAGAGACCAGAACTCAAACTGCCCATCAGGCATGAGTCGTGCTACAATAAAGGGTAGACGACCTTCATTCAGTTCAAGACGAGCAATTTCACCCGTATTTACAATGTGCTTGTGCTTTGACAGGTCAACATAGGCCTTTGCACCCTGTGCAAGTTGATTTGACCTGAATCCTACAATCTTTGTCCGCTCAAACTGGGAGAGCCACGGTTGGCTTCTATGATTCTGATCAGGGGCACCTGTTCGGCTAGGAAAATCAGGTGGTGCTGCAAGCAGTGCCAGTTTAGGAGTGACAGCGGCAGCATAGTAGACTCGGCATTCGGGGTGATGACGGAAGAGCAAGTGTAGAGGATCACTTGACTTCACTTCAACACGCTCACTAGAACCCGCAGCATCCACCTCGGCTTCGTCTCCTGCCTCCACATCTACTTCTTCAGCGAAATCTTCATTTTCATCCGCCATTATTCCTACTTTATCTTTCTGCTTTAACTCACGGTCAAATTTATGCTAAGGCGTGGGTTTAAACTTGAATGAAGTTTTTATTAAAGAGAAATACAAAAATGACGACTATTCCCATTGATTTACCATTGACCGACGTGAAGATTTTCAACACATTTGATGACATGGACTTACCGACGAATCTACTACGCGGTATTTACGCTCATGGATTTGAGAAGCCCTCTGAAATCCAGAAGCGCGGTATTGTTCCTATTAAGAATGGTAATGACCTCCTTGCACAGGCGCAGTCAGGTACTGGAAAGACGGGTACTTTCTGTGTAGGAGCACTTACAAAGATTGACCCTAGTCTTATGAAGCCTCAGGTCTTAGTTATTGTACCTACTCGTGAACTTGCACAACAGATTGAGAAGGTTGCACAGGCGCTTGGTGCCTACATGGAACTGAAGACCTATTCCGCAACGGGAGGAACCCCTATTCGCGATGATCTGCGTGCACTTGAGCGTGGGCTCCACTTCATTGTAGGAACTCCCGGCCGTATCTTCGACCTCATGAATCGCGGCCAACTCAATCGCCAGTACATCCGCGTACTTGTTCTTGATGAGGCGGATCAGATGCTCGAGGACCGCTTCAAGGAGCAGATCCTCTGTATCCTGCAAATGGGTTTCCCGAAGCAGACTCAGGTTGCACTCTTCAGTGCAACGATGCCCGCGGAAGTGATTGAGGTTGCCAATAAACTCCTACGTGACCCGGTGCGTATTCTGATTCCTCCCGAGGAGGTGACTCTCGAAGGTATTTCGCAGTACTGCGTTATGCTACAGAAGGAGGAGTGGAAGTTTGATGCTCTCTGTGATATCTACAAGCAATTGACTGTGAACCAGGCGATTATCTATTGTAACAAGCGCCAGCGTGCGGAGTGGCTTGCAGAGAAGATGATGGCTGAGGGATTCCCACTGTCCTATATTCACGGCGAAATGGAGGTTGATGAGCGTAGGAATCGGATGCAGGCGTTCCGTTCTGGAAATGTCCGGGTGCTTATCAGCACTGACCTTCTTGCTCGTGGTATTGATGTTCAGCAGGTGAGTCTTGTAATTAACTTTGAACTGCCGCCGCAGCGCGAGAACTATATTCACCGCATTGGTCGCAGTGGCCGTTATGGCCGCAAGGGGACTGCGATTAATCTGATTTCTGGAGATGAAGTGAATGCAATGAAGGATATTGAGTCCCATTATCAGACGACCATCAAGGAACTCCCCGATGATCTTGCAAATCTAATTAAAAACTGAGTCTAAGATAGAAATGGCAGCGGCAGCAGCAAAGACTGCAATGATTAAGAAATATAAGGACGAAATTATGAGCGCTGTATCATTAACGGCCGACCAATGGTTAGATGCTAAGCCTAGTTTAGTGATTTCGGCAAATGAATTGGCAAAGCTTGAAGGTAAGGGTGAAATGGATAAGATTGACGCGAAGAAGGCCGAGATCATTGAGAAGTACAAGGTACAATTTAAGATTGGCCAGGAAGGCAGGCCGCGTTCCCGCTCAGTATCCAGGGGTCCTGCTAAGACTAAAGAGGAGCGGGCGGCCGAACTCAGAGCAGCGGCTGCCGTGGCCAAGGAGCGTGCTGAAAAGGTTTTGAGAGAACAAAACGAAAAACTAGCAAAGAATCTCGCAAAACTTGATGCCTCACAGGAAAAAGGAGCACTCAAGAAGGCTGCAGATGAGGCTGCGCGCGCCAACTCCGCGGCAGTAAAGGAACTTGCCGCAACTCTTATGGATGAGGCGTCCAAGAATATCGATGCTGCCTGGAAAGAGATGGGCAAGGGTAAGGCCCTTCCTGAAGCCTACAAGCCCGGTCTAGCAAAGGCGCGTGCAACGGGAATGAAGAGAAACAATGCCACCCTGAAGAATATCAAGGCCGACGACTACATTGGCCGCTGCAGATTCTGCTCAAAGTTCTGCCACAGCACACGCAAAAACGGTGCAAAGAATGGTTCTAAGAAGAGTACGAACAATGGTGCAAATGCGCCGGCTGCCAATAAGCCGGTTGCTGCACCCGCAAGAGGTAGAAGCCGTGCCATGCGGCCTGCCACGGCGGCGCGTGGAAAGAGCCAGGCGCCTGCAGAGCCCAATGTCTAAACATTTTTATTCAATTGACTCATTTGTCGTTTCACGAATATCGTGACGACACACGGGACAGCGAACATTCCGAACAAACCAAGTATCAATACATCCTACATGAAACGAGTGCTCACAATGATTAATTCTGCGCGCATCATCCTCTGTAGTAATTGTATCCATGCAGACTGAGCAAATCATATTTTCGTCTACATGTAACTGTGTAGTTGCCAGAGTAATCTGTTCAGCCGTAGGAGCAACCTCTACATCTTCAAAGTTCGGTTGAGCCAAGCCCCCACCACCTCCAAGTGCACCAAGTAGGGTTGTTAGAAGATTGCGGGCAGCATTCTCACTTGTGTCAAGTTCATCATCGATAACCAGCCGAGTTGTCCGATACATAGGATACGGTGCATAAGAAAGTCTTGGACGAACGGGGGGTGTCTGTACACCACTCAAATCGCTTGTCTGACTTGTCTCAGGCTCGGCTGCCAATTGTGTAGCCAGATAGGCACGCTGACCAAATGTAAAGAGATCAAATCGTTCACGCGTCTGTATCTGAAAATAGTGAAGAAGTGCCCCTACTGAATGAAATCGTGTGGGGTCATAGAGAATAGCAGGATAATAATTATGAATATCATCAAGAAGTCCAACGCCATAGAGAGTTTCATAGGGTGGACGAGGCGCAGGTTCAGACATGTCTATATATCTCTGCGCGAAAAAGCAACTTCAAATTTGAACGGCGACCTTTTCATTTTGAAGTTTATACAATGGAACCTACTACCGAGCCATCCGAGAAACCAAAGGGCCCTGTTGGAATTGTAGGACTCCGAAACCTAGGAAACACCTGTTATGCAAACTCTGCTGTCCAGGCGCTTCGCCAAATTACGGAGATGACCTTTCTCTGTATGTCTGAGACATCCGACCTGAAGAAGCAGCATGAGAATCATTCTGGAACACTCTTTGATTCCTACCGAGATCTGATTCGCACGATGTGGACAACACATTCACCCGCATATATCTCTCCAGATGCCTTCTGGAAGGATATGATTGCTGCTGCCACAAATGCAGGCTATGAGCATTTCCGTGGCCGTCAGCCTCAGGATGCCCATGAATTCATGATGTTTCTTCTTGACCAGTTTCTGGAAGGAACCAAGGAGTCTGTAAATTATATTATCCAACGGGGACCGAGTCTGAATGATACGGATCGCCGAATCCAGGCTGCTCTTGAATCGTGGAAGCAGAACTTTGAGAAGCAGTATACTCCGATTGTTGATATTTGGTTTGGACTCATGGAGTACCAGACCGAATGCCAAGAGTGCAAAAATAAGACCTACCGCTATGAGACTTTTAATAGTCTAAAAATCACGGTTCCTACGACACTTCCTGAGGGACCACAGACTCTGAAGGAGATGCTCAAGGCCGATTGGAAGGAGGAGGAGATTGAAGGCTATCACTGCGACAAATGCCCCGCTCGCACACTAGCAAAGCGCAAGATGGCAATCTGGCGTCTTCCTCGCTGCCTGATTGTCGTTCAGAAGCGATTTCTGCCCGATGGCCGAAAGATTACTACGCAGTGGAAACATGAAGAGGAGCCACTCTGCCTTAGCGAGTTCTTCTCAGAGGCGAGTCCAGAGAAATCAAAAAAGTTCGAGTACGGAATTCAGTCTCTAGTAGACCATCACGGTAGTGCTCGTGGTGGGCATTACACTGCACAGGGTCTGAGTCCTCTCGATGGAAAGTGGTACATCTATGATGATGAGAGGACTCACCGTACTGAGAAGCCGATTATGAGTCCTAGCACATATGTCATGATTTACCGTGCAAAGAACTAGACCTTTTCAACCCAATGATGCATATCAGGATATTTTTTACTGAGATGGTCTACCCATGCCTTTGCGACTTCATAGGAAATTGCACCGCCGCGATTGATAGTGTTGGTATTCGAATAAGTGTAGCAAACACAATACATGGGTGCCATTTCTTATGTTCTCATGAAATTTGAAGTTATACATCAAATTTTTTTGGCAGGCATGAAGATCATTTTACTCTCAGGTTGGTCAGGGTCCGGAAAAGATACGGTTGCCGATTATCTGGTTGCGCGACATAACTATAAGAAGTTCGCTTTTGCAAGTCCGCTCAAAGATCTTGCTTCTGAACTTTACACATTTCCTCGAGAACTCGCCGATTCTCAAGAAGGAAAACGGCAACTCTGGCGAGTAGGCTATTCTGAAAAAACTATCCGACAGATTCTTCTTGATGTGGCTCGCATTGATAAGTCCAGATTTGGAGATGATATTTATGCAATTGAAACGATGGGACATATTTCCAAGGAATCACCGGATTCAAATATCGTCATTTCAGATACAAGATATTTGAATGAAATTAGGGTCATTCTCGACTTTGCCATTAAAGAGAAACATGAGTTTGCTGTATGGAGAATTAGTTTAAGAGACCGAGATGAGTCACCTGTAGATGATGTCTCTGAACATGTTCTGGATACATATAGAGCAGATGTATATATTTCCAATCCAGGAGACTCTCTAGAAAATCTTTATTCTATTCTAGAAGATGTCTTGTCAGATTCGTAAAATGCGGATGATGTCCTCAAGTGGCACCTGCGAACCAAGACCCCAGGGCGCAGCAGCAACCGAAATGGCAGCCCGCCTTGCACAGATGCAGGCTGAGCGCGGCCGTCAAGATCAGATGTGGCAAGCAACTACCACAACTTCAGAGAAAACCACCCACGCATCCTCCACTTCGGAAATCGTGAAAACCAATAATACCCCGCGTCTCTCTTGATTTTAAACTGCGGTATTGATGTTATTTCATTTATTGTGTGAGGCTCATACTTTGTATTAAATTCTCTAAGAGCACGAGTATAGATTTTGCCCTCATAGCGTAAGTTTGCACATTCTTCAGATTCTAAGAGTGCTTTTTTTTTCTCGAAAATCATTCGTTGCAAAATTCCCTTCATCGCCAATGTTTCTGTAGCAAAATGGCGTTTAGCAGAAGATCCTATTTTAAAAAACTTACTCCGCGCCTTTCGTACAGTTGCAATCTGTTTTTTTAATTTGTTCAAATCGCCAACAAATCCAGGAATTGCCATAAGTTGCGCATAGATTTCCTCTCTTCGCTCTTGTTCTCGTTCACGGTGTGCTACTCGACCAATATCTTCAAGTTCCTCTGTTATTAATTGATGTCTACAGAGATGGCATTGAAGTGGGGCTCTAGACACATAGATTAAAAAACACTGTGTGTGAAATGTATGATTACACGGTAATTCCGTTTTTTTCTGCGCTAGGTCAATTGAATCTTGACATAGCGTACAAAAAAGAGTTCCAGATATGTCCATTTACTTGTTTGTTAATTATTATACCCCTCCTTTATATCTACGCATAGAGGGAACGAAAACTCTCATCACCAGGATCCTTCTTCTTCAGGAAGAGTTGGATATGCTCCTTCTTGACTACAAACGGCAGACTGAAGTCCTTGATGTGGAAAGGAAGGTCCTTGCTGTTGAAGATGCGCAGCATATTAATCTTCTGCATGATGCCCTCTACACAGCGCTTGAGTTGACGGACACCCTTCTCCTCCTTGGCATACTCCTCAATGACATACTGGAGTACCTCACTTGAGATACCAACTTTCTCCATAAGATTTACTTCCTTTAGGGCTGTGGGTACAAGATACTGCTCGGCAATCGCCAACTTCTCCTTTGCATTGTATCCCTGGAGTTCGATAACAATCATACGATCAAGAAGTACCTTATCAATCTTGGTGATGTCATTACCGCTGAATACGAACATCACCTTACTGAGGTCTATGGGTACACCTGAGAGATACTTGTCCTCAAAGTCACCATTCTGTACAGGGTCAGTAAGGTGAATCAGCATATTCTGAACCTCCTCGCCCTTCGGCGTACCACTGATCTTGTCCAACTCATCAAACATCAGCACCATTGACATCGACTTTGCTGCAACAAAGGAGTTGACAATCTTGCCACAGTGACTGCTCTCATAGACTAACTGGTGACCCGTGTAGGTCGTAGCATCTGAATCACCACCAAGACTGATAAACTGGAACGGCCAGTCTAGTGCCTTGGCAATTCCATTCTTAATCAGACTCGTCTTACCAATACCAGGAGGACCTACGAGCAGAAGACTCATCCCTCGTGCACTCGGATTTGCAATCTTGCTTGCGATGAACTGGAGAATCTGAAGTTTGGCCTCCTCCTGTCCATAGATGGCATCTACCATGCAGCGACGAGCACGATCCATGAAGGTACCGCATGCCTCCGTGCCATCCTCAAGTTTCACAGGGATATCCTTATAGAGACCGAAGGGAACACTCGTCAACTTCTCAAGCCAGGCACGGAGCTTGAAGTACTCACCACTTCCAGGGTCAAGACTCTGGAGACTATTATACTTGTTCAATACCATGGCCTGCGTTTCCGTAGGGAGGCTCATGGAGAGAATCTTGAACATGAGCGGCTGCTCGGCGGCTGATGCAGATGACTTCTTCTCAAGCGCCTCAATCATCTGCTTCTGCTTTACTTCTGTGAGGGCCTTGAACTGGTCAATCTGGTTATCAATCGTGTTCTCCTCAATAGGCTCCGTGACCAACTTTACGAACCGTTTCACGATATCAGACTCCTTCTTCATGTTATGACGCTTAGGGATCATGCGCTCATCATCCTCTTCCAGAGCACCAAGAGTAATACTGAACCCACCCTTCTTAAAGATTGGCTCATCACCCTCTTCATCTTCCTCCTCGTCATCTTCATCATCGTCCTCTTCCATATCATAGTCATCCTCTTCCTCCTCGTCTTCGTCCTCTTCTTCCTCCTCCTCTTCGGACTCCTCAACCTTCTTCTTACGGGAGGCAGACTTTGACTTCTTCCTGGGCTCCTCCTCTTCCTCTTCAGACTCCTCGCGGTCCTTAGAATCACGAGAACTCGACTTGGTCGACTTCTTATTTGCAAGGCGGCGGTTGATTCTCTCGCGTGCCTTCTGTGCAGCCTTACGAGGAGGCTTCTTACCAACACGACGTGCAATTGAGGAAATAGGAGCAATCTCTTCACTTGGTGTTGTATCCTCTTCAAAGGATGAACTGTCGTCCAAGTCCTCATCCTCCGTAGATACAATCAGGTCACGGATATTGCCCTTACTGTCTACACTCTCGTCATCATCATCTGCCCGCCCCTTGCGGCGACGCTGCATCTGTGAAGCCGGACGGCTGCGTGAGCCGGAACCAATAGCATCCTTTCGAGAAGGCTTTTCATTCTTCTCGGACGAATCCTTAGTACTACGATTCTTGTGGGTGGGCATCCTATGCTTTTCCTTCATTTTTGCTTTTCTCTAAACGCAAAAAAGGCTGCGCGGTCGATTCAAGTTTTTGGTTCGGATATTTAGTGCGTGCGATTCTTGCGATTCTTACGAGTCTCCTTACGATTCTTACGGTTATTACGGTTCTTGCGGCTCTTGCCACCCTCCTGCTTGCGGTTGCGGCGGCTCTTGCGGCCCTTGATGAGGTCGCCGACCGCTGCATTAAAGTGAGCCGTAACGCGGCGGCCGACACGGTTGACACCGCGCGCCGTCACACTTACAAGGCCCTTGGCAGTATTCGCAACCGCGCCCGCAGTGTTAGACGCAGCCATTGCAGTGTGCCCAAACGGGCTCCAGAGACGACCCATTAAACCACCTGAACGATTCTTGCGAGTAGAAGGCATTTTTTTTTTCTACATAGTAAAAATGTTTTATATTCGTCTACTTTTGAAGATTATCACGAATATCCATGAGGGCAAATCGACTTTTCGGAACTAGACTCGGAAAGTCTTCTTTGGGTGAATTGAGTATTTCTTCTAGACGCACTCGGAGAACTTCATAGAGTTGTTTACGTAGATTTATAAAGAATCCTGTATTTTTCTTGTGAACCACCTTCGACATTCTTAAAAGGCAGTCTGCATATTCCTGCACTTCATGTACTTTTCCTTCCACCCATCCAAGTCTTGAAATATTGCAAATGAGAATTTCAAATGTCTTTTCAAGTGCGGCTAAATCAACTGTTTCCATAATTACAAGTTCAGCCAAGAATTGACTATATCCGAGGCGATACTTCTTTTCAAGATTACGCTCAATAAATTCTTTATAATTGGCTGAATCTGATTCATCCACATCATGGAAAATGGTCAAATACGCATGAAAGAGTTCACTCATCTCCGTTTGAATTACGGGATAGGTCGTTCGGAGTTCACTTAATAGACGTGCATAGAGAGGACAGTACATATCTTCTGCCGCTGCCTTCTTGAAGACGAGACGCATAAACTCCTTTGTAAAATCGGTCTGGCCACTATCAAGAATCTGATAGAGAAAGTCGCGCACATCTGTATAGGTCGATGCACTGAATTTATTCAATTTATTTAAGATAATTGTGTTAAGAATTGTATCATCAATACCAGCATCTGTATTTTTAAAGCGACTCTGGTATTTCTGATTTTGTACAATTGGCCCTTGGCCCCCTTGGGCCCCTTGGGACCCCTGGTTTTCAGCAGGAGGGGTATTCTTCCATCGATTATTTGATGGAAGTTGAACCGGATGTTGCGTATGTCCCTGTTGACGTGCTCGTGATGGATTGGTGGTATTTCCGGAAATACCACGTCTCCAATTTGGTACTGCAGCCTCATTCTCATGAAGAAGGTGATCAATCGCTCGTAACTTTGATAAAACCTCTTCAGTTACTTGAGGTGCGCGATGTCTTAAAGTAAGAATCGCTTGAATGGTCTCTTCGGTGCTTCTTGCTGAAGCCATCGCTAGTGTATACTTCATTTTCTTTCTTTTAAATCATGCGCACGCGGTCCTTTATCAAATTTAACTCCTCTCGCTTGAAAAATGGATATCAGATCTGAAATGGGCTCAGATCAGTGGCTCAAGCCGCTTGGCTTTCAACTTGATGAGACAAAGGCACTTTTTCTGAAAACAATTCAAACTGTGAAAACAACGCCCGAGGCCATTCGCACCGTACAAGAACCTATTCATCGCCTGCGTGAAACGGTCCTTGTCACAAATGTCGAAAAAATCAATCGGCTTTTTTTTGAACTCAAGGGATTTGAAGAGAAACTCACCGAATTTCGTACGCAGCCAAAGGAATGGGAGGCAGAGAGTCTCTCTCAACTCGTATTTACACAGGAATGGTCGCGACCCCTAAACGAAGTACCTTTTCTTCTTCCTGCACTCTCCATTTTCAAAATCTACATAGTTCCTTTTTTTGCAGTCTTGATTCCGTTGATTGCTTGGATTCTACCATTTATCATTCTCAGATTTTTCTTCAAGATTCCTATGCCATTTGATACATATTTGACGACATTATCATCAATGTGGCTCGGTGGAAAAGTCTGGTCAACAATGAATGTTGGAGAACGAGCGCGTATTCTCTTTCAAACCTGTTGGACCGCCTTCGGCATGATTCAGGGTGTCATTCAACCCGTTCAGCAAGCATTCCATATGAAGAAGATAGATGATCAGATTCTTGAACGCGGTCAGTTCTTTCAGGCGTATTCTGCTAAACTCAAGGAGTTTTTTACAACCTATAGTGCAGTGACAGGTCGCACGATCTCATGCCCTCATCTAGATATATGGCCAACTGAAGAGCCGCGTCAACTCTATGCATATGTTCGCGACCACCCTACAGATCTTTCATGGATTACGCATACACTTGCAAAACACGAAATTCAGTGGTGTCTTGCAATCTGCCCTGAACTCTGTTTTGTAAAACTCACTCGCACACAGGGCCCTTCTTGTAAATTGGTCAACTTTTTCGATCCGAGTATACCGGCTGAGAAGCGGGTCACATCTTCTTTCGTTTCCCGCGGACACACGGTCTTGACTGGACCGAATAAGGGCGGAAAATCCTCTATCCTACGGGCTCTCCTGCTGAATGTCTGGCTTTCACAGACTTATGGTCTTGCTTTTGCCACAGCGGCCACGCTCACTCCATTTGCTTGGATTGAATCGGGTCTTCGTCTTGTTGACCAACCTGGTGCACAAAGTCTTTTTGAACGGGAACTTGCCTTTGCATCCAAAGTTCTACGGCGAAGCAAATCATCTGAACAGGGACTTCTTCTCTACGATGAACTTTTCCACAGTACAAATCCTCCCGATGGAACAAAAACCGCAAAGAGATTTTTAGAAAATTTATGGACATCGGATTCTGTGTTGAGCGTTGTCAGTACACATGTATTTGAACTCGTAGAGACTTCTCCTAAACATGTACAGCGGCTCTGTGTTCCCGCAAGTATTTCAGATAGTGGTATCCGTTTTTCGTTTACACTCGTACCCGGTATTTGTAAAGTTAGTAGCGTTGAAGAACTTTATAAGAAATTCGGATTCCCTGCTGCGGGCAATTCGAGCACCTTAAGTTAAGATTCCCTAGCAGAATAATGAACTCTAGCGGTTTTACGGAATCTCTGACGATTGGTATTACGCTCACACTTGTCTTCGGCGCGGTCTGTTTCTATCTATACAGTCGCCTGGTTCAGAATGAAAAGCGGGTTTCACTTATTGAGAGCATCCTGCTCGATGTAAAGATGTCAATGGAGATGGTCGGCCAGGGACATGGGTCTCATAATGACCACGGTCATGATGAAATGGCCGTTGAACAGGTTGAGGCTGTTTCTGCACCTGAGCCCCTCAGCCAGACTGATGTAGATAGTTCTGAGGAGGAACTTTACAAGGATGTTCTCCAGCAGGTTGAGCGTCAGCCCGAGATGAAGGCCTTTGAGGTGACTGATTCCAAGGTGAGCCCGAAGGCGGAGCCGGTTCAGGTAACCAAGGTAAGCCCGACCTATGAGTCGATGTCTGTGAAGGAACTGAAGGACCTTGCCAAGAAGCGCTCTCTCAAGGTACCCAGCGGAGCAGGTCGCAAGGAACTGACTGAGGCTCTTCGTAAGGGTGATGTACCTACCTCCGTGCCTGAGGGAGCACCCCCTGCTATTGAAGGTGCTCTTCTCGAGGAGGATGCCGAACTCACATCTTAAGGAGATATAGATGGACGCGAAACTCTTCCGCCTTCCAACGGAACCGACCTATTATACAAATCTTTCTGAAAGTCAATCCAAGCAGGCCTTTGTTCAACGACTCACACCAAAGGGTGTCTATGCGATTGCACCTGTACCTGATGCACGGTACCCCGGTTGGGCAGCACCTATGCAGGATGCTGCCGTATTAACTGACTACAGGACGCATTGCAGTGGAAATATTCCTGCTGGAATGCAATATTCAGTCCATCTCTGGTCACAGAGGAATGCTGATGCTATTATAAATCTATCACGTGAGCGCCAGAGTATCAATACGGGGGCCAACCTGGGCTTTGATAATACAATAGTTCCTCCTCCTGCAAGCGTGGTGCAGTGTGATGCTTTCGGATGCTCAGGATACAGCACAAATCTCCGAAACGGAATTGGCCAGGAACGCCAGGAGCACTTGCCCCCACTCTTTGGAACCTTCAATACGAATGTTCCCCTAGAGACTCAGCAAGTTCCTCCTATTACTCGCCGCTTTGAAGGTGGTCGCAACTCGGCTCGTGGCCGCTCCTTTGAGGCGCTCGGCACAGGTGGTATTGGCTCAGCAAATCTTGGAGGCACTTTCATACGTGCTGCTTAAGCAATCATTGAATACTAAAACAGAATGAACAAGGGTACACTCTGTTTTGATATTGGAATTAAGAATCTTGCTTGGTGCATCACTACTGTAGCAGGCGAGCAGATTACTATCAATGGATGGGGGAACTATAATCTACTTGAGGAGCGCGCTTCAGATGAAGCCGGCGCAAAGGCGCCTTCATGCGCATCCTGTAGTGCGAAGGCCAGATTCAGTTCAGCCACTGGTCTCTCCTGTGCGCGCCACGTACCCGCTTCTGCTCCTCTTTTGAAGGATGCAAGTGGAAATCTCTTTACAAAGATTCCTGGGGCTCCGCAACTCCGTGCGATTCTCACTGAAAAGGGTGTGAAACCGATGCCGAAAACAAAGGATGCCATGGTGGCCGCCGTTCAAGCATTTGCTTCACTGCCAGTTGTGAAGATCAAAGTGCCTCATGCAGCCGCAATTGATGTTGCGCAGATTCACGATGCAATTCGGACCTTTGTTACAAAGGAACTTAAGCCATTTTTTGGAATCTTGGGAGAGGTTCGTCTGGAAAATCAGCCCGTTCTGAAAAATCCGGTGATGAAAACGGTTCAGATGCTCCTCTATGCAACTCTACGAGATGCCTTTCTTAATAGCGGTCATCCGACCATTCCCTTCAAACTGGTTCATGCGGGTATGAAGGTCAAAGGAAAGGCAACAGGAACAGCGGGATATGCAGACCGTAAAAAGGGTTCTGAGGATCGCACAGAAGCCGCACTTGTGAAGACAACAGTTGTCCGAGGAGCAGAGTGGCTGGCCTTTTTCAAGGGAAATAAGAAGCGTTCTGATCTTGCAGATGCATTTTGCATGTGTCTTGATTCGATGCCTGCGGTAAAGCCTGCTTAAAAAGTCCTTGGAAATTCAAAAGAAGGAATGGCAACCATTCACCAAATGGAAGAAGTCTCTCGCCAGATGGGGGCTCCCGATTTAGGGTTAAGCGATGAGATCGGTAATGTTATTAACCTGAACGATATGGGCGACGATCTAGGAATGAGTCTGCTCGCCAATCCGAGTAAAGTCAACTCGAATAACTCGAACTCCGGCCAAACAGTCAATATCTCTACGAGTCGCTCTGAGCCACCTACAATCAGTTTCTCACAGGGAGGAGGTGGCGGCATTGGTCTCCAGGAGGTTGATATTGCGCCACTTGAGCCGCTGAACCTCGGATCTGATTTTGGAAGTGCTCCTATTAATATCGAGATTCGCAAGGAGCAGAGCGGCGATGTGGGTGCAAATCTCTTTTCAAACTCACAGACGGCTACGGGTCCTGTGTTTTCACTTCCTGCCAGCCGTGACCCTGATGCAGAGAAGAAGGAGAAGGTGGAACTCATTAATAAGCTCCAACGCCTGGAGGCAAAGGGTTTCCCTGTCACTCGCCATTTTACAATGGACAACAGTCTTGAGGAGATTAAGCAGGAGTATCTCCGTCTTGTAGATGCCAGAAAT